GAAGAATAGTGATTTAATATATGATGCTACGTGGTTTTTAGATGGAGTGTTATCTGAGTTTATACAAAGAGCTAAGAACATGAAAGGTTTTGATAATGCTGTTAGATCAGCTGAGAAAGGTAGAGCGCTAGGCCTTGGGGTATTAGGTTGGCATACGTTGCTTCAGCAAAAAGGTATTGCTTTTGAAGGATTACTTGCATTTTTTAAAACAAGAGAAATATTTTCTCAGTTAAAATTAGAAACTGAAAGGGCTAGTAGAGACTTAGCCGATGTATATGGTGAACCATTATGGTGTGTAGGTACAGGAATGCGAAACACACACTTAAGAGCCGTAGCACCAACAGTATCAAATAGTAAATTATCTGGTAATGTATCACCAGGAATTGAACCCTGGGCTGCTAATGTATTTACAGAGCAATCTGCTAAAGGTACATTTATAAGAAAGAATTTAGAATTAAAAAAATTGTTTAAAAAAATAGGTATAGATAATCAAAAGACTTGGGATAAAGTCTTAAAAGATAAAGGATCTATACAGGGTATAAAAAAATTAGATGGTTACTATTACGATAATACTGGCAAGCTTACTCAGGAAGAAGGCGGCGAGCCGGTTAAAAATGTTTTCAAAACGTTTAAGGAAATAAATCAACTAGAATTAGTTAATCAGGCAGGTATAAGACAAACTTATGTCGATCAATCTGTAAGTTTAAATCTTGCGTTTCCATCACAGGCTGAACCTAGATGGATTAATAAAGTTCATATGGAAGCTTGGAAGCGAGGAATTAAAACTTTATATTATATGAGAACAGAGAGTGTTCTCAGAGGCGATATTGCAGCGGAGGCAATGAATCCAGACTGCTTAAGTTGCGATGGTTAGTTTTGTTTTGTTTATAAATATGAAGGGAATCTAAGTTTGGGTTCCCTTTGTATTTTATAGTATTCCAAGGCCAAGTTTTATCTAACTTATTTACAACTGTAGATTTTATAGTGTAACACGAAACAAATGTTAAAACAAGTAAAGCTAATAAAAGTCTTTTATATAATGCTATACATTGCTTTTCCATTGACTCTTGTGGCTTTTAAACATCTATTTCTATTTTGTTCTTCAGATACATAACTTATATGTACCCAATCAGGGTTTTTATCTGTACCAAATTCCCAAATCATTTGATCAAAGTTTAAGTTTTCTTTTATATATTCATACATCTCAGCGTTAGTCTTGTATCTAAATGTATCATCAATATCCATAGCTCTACCTTCACAATGCTGTGATCTAGAACTTCCACCTATAGCTTTATTCAAAGCAACAGATCTATAAAAAGAATTAATTTTTATTGGTCCACCAACCCATTCTCTTAATGGTTCAAATATATTATGTGCAACCCCATTCATATTAGTTATCTCATAAAGCCCTGGTGTATTATCTATATCTAATCTCATCGCTGTATTAGATTTAGTAGCTTCTCTGTATGATATATGTTCACTAATCCTTTCCATATTAATTTTTTCTAGGTTTATTCGCTCTTGGTTTATTTTTTTTAGGTTTTTGAACATAATCAGTATCTTTTGCGTCTTCAAACGGAATATTAACCTCCCATTTACTCCAACCAAGTGACAATGCCATTCTTTGCCACATTTCATTTTCTTTATCTGAAGCGGCTTTTATGTTATTAATTTTCCTTAGAACTCTATCAGCTGGTAAGTTAATACCAAAAGAAAGTGCATCTGCTGCGGCTAATACAGCAGGATTTTCCGTATCAAGACCCATTTCTTTCATTTTCTTAAGATTTTGTTTATATGTAAACCTATCTTTCATATCAAATAATTGTCTTGTCTTCCTACCAATAGGCGGCGACATATTAAATATTTCTTCAATTGCTTTCTCATCAAAACCCTCTCTTTCAACAATTTTCATTATTGTATTTTTTACAGTAGCTAGTAATGCCCCAAATACACCGGTACCTCTTAATACAGAATCAGCCATACCGTTCATCACTCTTATTTTTCTGGTTTTTTCTCTTTTCTCTTCTTTGTCATTTTCCGGCTCATCAAATAAAATAGCAAATAAAGCTTGTTGCATGGAGTGGAATATAACATTTTGAATAATTAAATAATTAGATATTTTCATAACATTAGTTTTCCAATCACCTCTTCCGTTTTTTAAATCTAAGAATGCTTTTTTTATTTGTCTGTTGTACTGCATTGGGGTATTTTGAAAAGCTAATATAAGCCTTCCTCCAAACCCAGCCTGTTCTTGCGATATTTTTTCAGGTCTACCTGATTGTTGTGTGTCTTCTGCAATTTCACGCATGTCTTCAAAAGCTTGATCAAAAGCGTCTTGGTCAGACAACCCGTCTTTTTTGTATTTAGCCTCTCTGTTACTTAAAAACGAGGATCCTCCAAAAGCAATAGCAAAACTATCAGCCATTTGTGTAGGCCAAAACCCTCTCTTTAATATTGTAGCTATTACTGCTCTTGTTGGATTTTTAGAATTTGAAGCAGCAGACGCTATTTCTTGTTCGTTAACATCTGTTCTTAAACCTGCTCTTCTTTGTTTTAAATAATCTGAAAAGAATATTTTATTAAAGTAACCCCAAAATTTTGGTTGGTTCTTAAATGCTTTTGCCGCAGCTATAGGGTTGTTGTCTCCTAGGTTAATAAAGTTTACCGATGATATTGTTTGAAGTAAAGCTGATCTAGTGTGAATAAACATCGTATTACCAATAGCATTATTTACCCAATCAAGTATTCCAGTACCTTGCTCATCTAATTGGAAACTCCTATTTCTACCTGTACCAATTCTATAAAAAGAACTTTCTAATGCTTCAACAAAACTATTACCATAAATACCTCTTACTTTGTTTACATTTACCCCAGATAATTTACCATGATATTTATCAAATTTTCCGAACACCACATTTACATTATCAAAGAATGGCTGGAATATTTCAGCTCTAGTTACCTCATTAGTATGTTCTAATAAATCAGTTGTAAGAGTCCCTGATACCCAATCTTCATTTGGTTCTGGATATTTTTTATCATCCCTAAAATACGCTTCCTCAATAGCGTCAGTAAATTCTAATGAATCAAAATTTTGTCTGACCCACTTATTTACTTTTTCTTGTTCAGGACCAGGTTTTGTTCTTTTCTTTGTACCTGTGAATTCATCCATACCTGGAACAACATACCCTCTTTTAGTCCAAAGATGTACTCTAATAGCTTGTTCTACTGTATAACCATCTATAACTTCTGCTGTTAAATCAATTTTTTGTTCACCCATTAAAACTTTCGCTTCTTGTAAAGTTTTATGTGATTTAATTTGGTGTGCTTCAAATTCTAAATTAGCTCTTGTTAAAGGCCTTGTAAAAGTTTCTTTAATCCATTTTAAATCTGCATTTCCTTGTTCTTTTTTACCAGCAAACTGATATAATAAACCTAATAAATCTTCAGCTGAATTTCGCATAAAAAGTTGGAACTTATCTGATTTAAAACCTTCTATTTTAGCTTTTGCTATTGAAATTCTTTCTTTTGCTGGAATACCTTTAGTCCTTTCTATCATTTCATTAAGCTCGGTGCTATTATTTGTTTTACTAAATTTAGTTTCACTAAAAATAGGTGTAGTTTTTATACCTGCTTTTTTAAGCCTAACTCTACTATCATCACTGGGTTGTAAATCTTTAGGCGTTTCGGTAGTGTCCATCTTACTTTTCCATTTTTTATCAATCAAATCAACATAGCTCCTATTTAATACACCTTCCATATTTTTTTCGAGTTTATTTAAATTACCATCTTTTTCATAAACATCTAATAAAGCTTCTATTTGTGTTCTTAAATTCTTAATAGTTAAAGTATGTTCATATGTAATACCTGAAATAACTTTATTTTTATTTTTTTTATCACGTTTAAGTGTGCCGTCTTTATTACGTTTAACTTCTAGATTAGTTTCGATGTCTCTTAATTTACCCGCTAATCTTAATATAGAGTCACTATATTCACCTAGAATCATTAATAAATCTTTAGCCCCTTGTATATCTCCTGTAGCGGCTATCCTGCTTACTTCTCTAACGACAGCATTAGCTGAATCTTTAGATTGTTTATCTATATCATACCTATTATCATTTAAATTTGATAAAAAATCATCAACAGTCTTATACTTTTTAGCTAAATATTTTCCGTTTATAGTAGAGGGTCTTGTATCAGCTAAGGGTCTAAATGAAGTTTTTGTACCATCTTTAGCATAATGAACTATACTTGTTTTATTACCCACTTTTTCTACATCAAAACCATTCTCTTTTAGTCCGAGTGGCTTATTTAAATAATTAAACGCCTGTTCATTACTACTTCCAGTTATCTTTTTTAAATGTTCATTGTTAATATAAGAAGGTAATATGTGTTTAATAAAATCTTTAGTAGCTTGTAATTTAGTCCTACCTTTAAGCCCTTTAATTCTAGTGATTTCAGAATCAATAATTTTTTGCCCAGCATTTGTAAATAATACACGATCGCTTTTTTCTACTGCTGATTCTATTTTTTCTTTGGTTATACTTTTAGCGCTAGTAAAAGTCTCTTCAAGAACTTTTTTAATTATATCTTTTTCATCTTTTGTTTCAAAAAGATTTTGCGCTGCTTTTATACCAGCTTTTAAAGCTTTCCCAAAATTATTTGTTGCTTTTAAAGTAGTACTTAGTGTTTGCATAAACACCTTAATAGCTTGTACTATTATTTCAGGTAGACCTAGCCTTGCGTATAACTCACCATTATTTTTTTGCAAGTTATTTAAGTAATCTATTCCTCTGTCAAGTTTTTCAACAATAACATCAAGGAAATTATCAGGTACCGCTTGACCCTCAATTTCTTGAATATCCCTAAACTTCTGCATTATTGTTTTATCTTTAACAACTTCTAATGCTGCATCGGCGGATAATTCATTAATTAAAGTTTCTAATAACGATGTTCTTCTATCACTTAATGTGTTACTTGCTATTTCAATATTAGTAAGTTGTACTTCTTCTCCTTTTACTATAACTGTGTCCCCAATTCTTTTACCTATATATCGAGTTCCATCAATTTCATTTTCCCCTAATGTTTCTCCTTTTTTTGGTTTTACAATTCTATATGTTTTTACATCTCCATTTTTATCTTTAATAGTTATTTTTCCTGCTACAGTTGCAATTACATTAGGATTAGGATTAGTAAAATAATCTACAAAATCTTTTCTATCTATGTTTAAATATTCAAATTCCCCTTTACCTTCTTTAGTTTCTTCTCTTTTTTGCTGACCAGATTCTTTTAAAACAGGTTTACGCAGCATGTCATATTTTTTATTAATAACACTAGCTGGTAATTGATCTAATATAGCTTTGAAATGTTTAATAACAAAAGGTTTAAACTTATCTATTCCTTTTTTACGATCTATTTTTGTAAAACTTCTAACAAAAGGCATTAATTCAGCTATATTATTTTTACTAAATACTTTAACAAAATTCTTATTAGTTACCGCTGGTAATTTTGTACCGAATGTTTTAGCTACAGCATCGATAAAAATATCAGCAAATGTCTTAGGAACTTTTTTACCATCTTTATCGACTTTAAATTCCCCTTCTATTGCTTCTTTATCAAAATCTAATTTTTTCGTAAACAATTTTTTCTTTACACTTTCTTTGCCTTTTTCAATTTCAGGTTGTTCAATAGTTTGTTTTGTTTCGTCTACATCTTTTGAAATATCAAGGCCCACTTTATTTGCCTCACCTATTACTTTAACCTCTATTAAAGACATTCTTTTTCCTGTAGCATCAAATCTATTTAATTTTTGCATTAAATACCCATGTAATGTACTTTCACCGCCTTTTATCTTTGAAGGGTCATATTTTTGTACTAAATTTAATACCTGATTTGTAAGCGTATTTTCTATTATATCCCTTTTCTTCTCTTCCGCTTCTTTTTTGTCCATGGTTTTAAAAGCTTTGAAGTATTTATTATTAACTAAACCTGTAACTAAAGGTCGTATAGATTCCTGAACACTAAACCAAGCATCCTTTGTATCTTTTATTTTATTTAATTGCGAGTTTAAATCTGTAAATTCTTTAGTTTTACCTTTGCCTTCCTGGGCAAGTTCTTTAAGTTTCGCTGTAAGGGTATTATCTTTATCAGCAAGTTCTTTAAGCGCGTCTTTACTTTTTAAAGATTTAATAGTTTTAAGCTGTTCAGCTGTAAGGGTATTATATGATTCGTTTATAGTTTTACTAAATTTAGTACTAGGTGCTTCTTCATCTTCATCTTTAAGGGTAGTTGTTTTACCTTCATCTTCGGGTTTTGCTATACCTAAAACATCTTCAAACTTTATAGGTTTTTTTCCAAAATGTGCTTCTTTATTAAAATCTTTTATAAAATTAAAAACAGCTTCTTGGTCTGTTTCTTTAAATTTAAAATTATCAGGTAATAATTTATTTACAAATCTTCTTATTGTATTTAAAGAACTTGTTTTAATAGCTTGCCCATCAGCTATAATATCTGACATAGCGTTCATTGCTTCTTCCCAATAAGCATCTTCTTTTAATGTTTTACCCTTTTCATCTTTCATTACCTCCCTTGTTTTTGGGTCTCTTTTCACATAACTTTGGTCGATTCTATGTTTAACTAACGTATATAAATCTTTATCATTTTCTTCCAAATAATCTAATAAATCCATACCCGCTTGCTTAAGGCCCGCTTCACTGCCATATTTTTTCTTAGCTATACTATGTAATACTTCATGAGCAAATATCCCGGTTCTACCATTTTTTATTGCATTTGGCATATGTACTATTATATTATCTCCAGTATTACTAGCTTCATAAATCCCATTTTTAATATCTGCTCTTGCCTTTGTTTCAGCTATCCGCAATAATTCTTCCATTGATGGAGGTTTTCCACCTTCTTCTAATATTTGTTTTTTCAAGGATTCAGCTATTGATTCCATAACCCCGTGGGTTTTCATTAAACCTATTGTTTCTTCTATGGTTTCTCCTTTGTATATATTTAAATCTTCTCCTCTTGTAGTAGCATAGGTTCTAGCGTTTCTCTCACCTTCTTCAATTTTTCTCCTATAACTTTTTTCAATATAAAGCTCTACTGCTTTATCTTGTATTTCTTTTTCTGAAAATCTTTTATATTTTTCAGCACCTTTTCTTAAAGCTTTTTTAGCTTCTTCATAATACCCTTGCTTTACACTATTATTAAGTCCTCCCCATTGGTCAAGAAGATTAAGTGCAGTATTATTAGACATTCTCATGCTATACATACTATTCCCCATCTCCCAGTCTTTTCGTATATTATCATTAATTGCTAAATCTTGATTTTCTTTTAATATACTAGGGTCTGTTAATATATTCTCTCTTTTTTCTTTTAAGGCTTCATATTGTTGCCCAAGTTCTTTTTCAGCAGCTTCTAATTGTTGAGGTGATAAATTCTTATCATGCATTAACGCATTATACCTTTCCCCAATTTTACGTAATTCTCTGTTTATCCCCCCTATTTCATATGCCTGTTGAATACTTATATCGCCATTATCTAATTTAGCAATTATGTCATTTGTAATATTTTCTTTTTCTTGGGTTAGTTCTGCAATTAATGTTTGTACTTCAGGACTTTGATTAGGCATTTTTATATTACCATCAGGAATATTTTGTAAAGATGTTATACCAGTTAATTCTCTTAATTGAATAACTATTTCTCTCATTCTTCTATCTTCTGCTCTAGTGGCTAATTCACTTGATATAGTATGCTTTATTGCTCTACCCCCAGCTACACTCGTAATTCCAGCTCCCATTAAAGCCCCTTGTGCAAATGATTCTAAACTGTCTTCAAAAATATTTTTATCTTCCCCTAAAATATATATATCCCCAAAATTTTGAGCAATTGTGGTACCAAATTCTGAACCTCCTTCTACTGTAATACCTTTAAAAAGTTGTTTTCCGGCAAATTCAAAGCCTTCTTTTACAGTTGCTGGGGGTAAAGATCTTATTGCTGCCCTAGCCCCTTTTATTAATGACATTGTACCTAGTCTTTCAAATACTACTTCAGATACTCCATATAATGCCTGTAAACTTAACTGTTCCCAATTTGATATTTTAAGAATTTTAGAATCTTCATCCATTTGATTTTCAAGCTCAACTTTTCTAATCATATCCATATCAGGGTTTTCTACTAATTCTTTTTTATTTACAATCATTCTTTCAGCTGCATTCTTTTGTTTAATTGCTACATCTGTTCCAGCAGAACCCCATCCAGATAATGCAAATAAAGGTAATGCAGCAGGCCCAGTAAAAGCCATTGCTAAAGATGGTATTAAATTAGTAGTAGAACTAGCGGTCCATCTGCCAAGATCACTAAGAGTTTTTATTTCATCAACCCCAATTGATCTTTGATAAGATTCTGTTTCTACATTCATTCTTTCGCGCATAGTAATTATACCTGTTGATTCATCAAGCGCTTTATTTCTTTGTTCAGGGGTTAATGACCACTTAGATACGGCATGAACAGCAGCAGCAGGTTGGCCAAATCCTGTAAGTTGTCCTATTTGTAATATAGAGTATGCTATATCTGTACCTAAAGATTTAAAAGATGTGCCTAACTGTTGTAATCTTCTATAATTAGATCCAAAATCTTTTATTGCTATTGGCAAAAATTCTGTTTCTTTTAACTCTCTTTGTAAAATAATTTGTTGTTCTTGTAATCTGTTGGATTCTTCTATAAAGGCTAGTTGAAGTTCTTTTACTTCCTTATATAGTTCGTATGAAGTTGGATTATCTTTATAATCCTGTATTCTTTTTTCTAATGTATCAGTTTTTTTTACATGCTCATCAACATCTGTTTCAAATTTTTTTCTTGTTTTATCTACCTCGTTTTTCTCTGACCAAAGTACAGCATGCATCTTATTTCTTTCTTCTTGAGATAAGTCATACGAATAATCCCTCGCTACTTCATCATACTTCTTCCATTTTTTTTCATGCCTCATTTCCTCGTATTCTTCTTCTGTAAAATCCGGTATAACACCACCTTCCTTAAATTTTTTATAACGCTCCTCTTCCTTTTCATCTTTAAAAACAAGTTGCTTTGAAACTGCTTTTTTTGCCGCTTCTAATTCGTTTGTTAATTGTTCATCAGTCATAAATCCTACCCTTTCTTTCTGTTCTAATTCTATTATAGAATTTTCACGATCTACATAGTGCTCGAATTTTTCAAACACATCAAACATTATTTGCTCATTAGTAAGTCCCGAAGCAGGCACCGTTGCTTTGTTTTTAAAATCATTTACCATTTCCATGGTTTCGCCATCAGCGAGAGCGCTATCTAAATAACCCTTATCACCATAGGTTGCTAAAAAAGAATTTAAAATCCTTGCGTTCTCTTCTCTTTGCTCAGGAGTAGTTTTCTTCCCAGTCATTAGCTTCCCTGATCTAGGTAGATATTGTTCCTCACCATGTACAAATTTCCCCTCAAAAGTAGGCTCCTCCCCTATGAGTACTTCTATACCATTTTGAAAAACCCCACTTTCTTTTATATATCCCCCATAAGTAGCAAGGAGTCCATTAAGTTCCTTTGCAACTTCTTCTTCATTTTCTGAGAATAAATCAGCAGTTACAAATTTTTGTGATTCCGATAAAGTATCTTCCGATAGTAAATCCGTATCTGTTGCACTTACTTCCGGTGTTACATCTGCAACCGTCTGACCTGCAACACCCCCCTTCTTTCCCACCGCTTCCAAGTCGAGTGTAGGTTTTTTCTGTGGCTCTAGCTCTGGCTCTGGCTCTGGCTCAGGGACTTGATCTTTAAGAGTTACCCCATATTTTGCTAAGTACTCTTCAACGGTTATACCTTTTTCAAAAGCAGCGTCCTCAACCTGAGCTCTTGAAAATTCATTACCATTGTGTATATAGATTTCTTCCATAATGCTTTATTAAATTTATTTTTTTATTGTTATTAATTTTAAGGTAATTTAGCTTCTTCCCAAGGCAAAGCTGCTTTTTTTAGCCAATTTGTATAATATTGTACAGCTTTCTCTGATTCTTCACTTAAAAAGTCCATTTCACTAAATTTGTATCCTTTCCAGAATTTTACATTATCAAATTCCATTCCTGCAAAAGCTGGGTCGTTTTCGATTATTCTCGTAAGTATATCCCTCTTCTTATCGTTTATTATTCCCGGGGGAGCATTAACCGGAATATTAACTTCACCCATCGATATATCAGTTGCAGTTGAGACATCAGCATCACCTAAAGTCCCCCATACCGCGTCTTTTGTCTTCAAAACATCTTTCATATGTGGAAAATTATTAATTATTGTAGTTTTCATTTCATTATACGACGCCATATTAGCAAGCGCAGGATCTCTGTTTAAAGTATTATCAATCATTTTTATTATTGTAGGTAAATAATTAATTGTTTCTAAATTACGTTTCTTATTCTCTTGAATATCTGTTAAATTTGTAGTTAAACCTTCTTGGAATGTTGGCGCTTTATCCCATGAATTATATGCTTTATTTGTTCTACCATATGTTTGATTTGCATAGAAATTTTTAAATGAATCTTTACTTAAAATCCTATCAAATTCACGCATTACATTTATATTATCTTTTTCCTGTTCCCATCCATCTTCCCAGGTATTAAAACTACCAATTACTCTTATAAGCTCTTCTACATTATCGGGGATTCCGTCTTCATCCCCATCTGCTGTACTTTTATATTGGTCTGGATTTTGTGATACTATTTCCATTGCTATATCATAATATTCATCTTCAGGTGCACCTATAACTATAATATCTTGAAATTGTTTCCATTTTTCATATGAATTTCCTGGATTCAATTTTAACCATTCTTTTGCATATTCTTTCCTCATTCTATTATAATTCCCCATGCTTCTTTCTTGGCGAGTTTCTTTTCCTGTCCTCTTGACTCCTGTAGAATAATCATCCTTTACCGTACTTGTAAAATATGGCGGTGGTTTTGAGGCCTCTATAAAATCAGGATTTTTTTGTAATTCTTCATTTATAACGGTTTGTGTTTTTTTATAATCCTCATTCTCATAATTAAACTCTTCATCCCAATCATTAAAAAAATCTATATCTTTTAATTCTGTTAAAGTATATTCATATTCCAGAAATTTTCCATCATCATCTTTTTTTGTATCATCTGTCCATGATACTATAGGTTGTAATCCATTACTACCGCCTAGGCTAAATTTTAAATCATAACCATCTTTATCTTCTAATTCATGTGCAAGACTTGCTGCCTTAAAATTACCATCTTTTAAACCTTTTGTATAATTATCTAATAAATGCCCACGGCTTTTATCTCTTAACCTAGTTTTAAATGTATCTAAAACCTGTAAAGCTGGTTTATAGGTGCCTATAGCTACATTATATGAATCTTCAATTACTTGTGCATCGTCTCTTGTAATTAACCCATCTCTTATTTGTTGTGGTAAAGCAGATACCCCATCTCGCATCCTTTGTAATTCACTATATACTTTACTAGTTACATCCCCACCTTCGCTACCTTCTGTTTGTGCATTTAATGTTTTTAATCTATCTATAACCTCTGCATAGTCTCGGTCTTTTCTGCCTTGGCTTTTAGCTTTCCATTTTATAGAATCTCTTTCTAATTCTAATTCTAATTCTTTCTCTCTTTTTTCTCTTTTCTTCTCTAAAGCTACACCTATACCGGCAAATGTTTTATATGTACTTGCCTCTGCTGCTGCAAAGTTTCGCATATATAAATCCCCATAGTTTTGTGTTCTAATTATCGGCTGCTGCTGATACAGCGGTGTTGGAGTTGTTGTAAATTTTGGTAATGCCATTGTTTTAATTATTTTTTAATTAGGTCCAAGTTCTGGTTTTTGCGCGATAAGAAATTTGCTAAAGTCTGATGACGACCCTGTAGCTGCGCTTGTAGCTGCTTTTGTTGGTACTGCCGATACTACCGCAGATGCAACCCCACCTATTGCCCCTACTAATGCGCCTTGTCTTTGTGCTTTTGCGGCAATTTTACTAGCTTCTAAATCAGCTGAAGTTTGTACAGCTTGGGTTGCCATGTTATGTAATCTATTAAGCCTATTTTGTTCACGAGTTTCAGCAACTCTAAATTGATATTCTCTAGCCATTGAATCAGCCTCTTGAAGCCTTTGCTGCTCATTAAACCTAGCACTTTGAATCCTAATTGCTTCGTTATAATCCATATCTTGTAGCCTTTGTGCTTCGTTAAATTCAGCGTTTTGTAATCTAAGAGATTCACCTTGTTGCAGTTCTTGTTCTCTTAATCTATCTGAAATTCCTAGACCTTGCATTCTTTGGCCTTCAGAAACAGCTAAACCTCTTAATGCTCGCCCTTCGTCTACTTCTAATTGTCTTAAACTTCTCCCTTCTTCTAATCCTAATTGTCTTAATGTTCGGCCTTCAGTTAATTTTGTTTCATCTATTCTACGACCCTCTGTTTGTCTTAAACTTTCTAATCTTAATTTTTCTGTTAAAGAAATATTTTGAAGTCTTTGAGACTCACTCATTCTTATTTGCTCTATTTGTTGTTGTCCCTCTGCTCTTGCTTGAACATTACGAGTTTCTTGCTGTTCTATAGTAGCCGCAATCCCAAGTTTACTTTGAAGTGCTGCTTGTGCAATTGCTGTAGCACCACCCGCGCCGGCTCCCGTAGCTCTAATTGTTGACAGTGTATTAGCAAGTGCTTGATCTGATTGTTGTGCTTTTAAGTCAGCCGCTTGTGTGGCTACTTGCAAATTTGCATATGGGTTAGATGCTAATATACTAGAGTCTGTAGCTAACCCTGAGTAGTCTTGTGCCCCTTGTCTAAGATCAGCAACTCTACCACTTAAGTCTTCCATACCTGTTGTTAAGTCTCCAAATCTTTTTGATAAATCTTCTTGGTCACTTAAGTCTACTCCTAATTCAGCAGTGCCTCTAAACATATCACTTCTATCTTTTAATAAACCAGTTCTATCTTGATATATATCACTTACATCTTCTAATACAGCACTTAAATCTTGTATGTTAGCATAAGGGTTTACTATATTACTACCTTTATACATTTGCGCAAATTTAGGGTTTCCGGCCATTGCCGCCACAGACTTTGGTAATTGCTTATAAAATTTACTACCAGCCGCAGTATTTGGATCTGGAAATATTGGTTTATCATCTTCTGATCTAGGTAAGCCTTGGGTGTATTTCATAAATTCTTTATTTGCTGTTAACTTTTTTTGTACACTACGAGTTATAGCGGCTTCATTAAATATCATGTTTCCAGCTGGATCAAATTTTATTTCATTCCTTGGTGCACCAAGCCCACTATCATCATCCCCATAAAAACCTGCAGGATTTTTATAAGGATTCAATCCTTGAAAACCACCTCCGCCATAGTTACCAGTAGTATAAATTCCCCCACCTTCACGGCTTCTCATTATTCCAGCTGATCCTGGCTGAGGTCCCATCATATCATTAGTATATCCAGGGATATTATCACTATCCCCAAACCCTGGAACAAAACTTCTTCTTTCTCTTGCAGCTAACTCTGCATTTTTAAGATTCGCTTGATCTGCTGCTTTATTACTAGCTTTATTAGCTTTTAGCTCAGCTTTTCTTGCGCTTCCGTATTTAATGCCCCCTGCAATAGCAGTTAGCCCTACACCTATACCTGTTACTAAAAAACTCATATTATTATTATTTAATGTTAAACTTCTTTTTTATTTCTTTTAAATTATCAATACTTATTTTTGGATCATTAAAATCCTTAGCTATAATCTTTTCTTCTATTTTATCAATATCCTTTAGATCTGTTGCATGTACTGTAACCCATGTAACATCACTATGAATATATATTATTCTTTTAGTCCCTGGCTTTGTTATATCATAATATGGTGCCTTTATTCTTTTTGGACCATCTTCTGTTAAAATTGAGCACTCACCTTTCATAAGAAAAAACGGATGTTCTTCTTTATGTATTTTAGTAATTAAAATTTGACCTGCAGGTGTATTTATTTCTCTTATATAATAACCATTTGCAAAAGTATGTTTTAATGGATTGTATTTATCTAATTCTTCACCAACTAAAGCTCCTTCTGTATTTTTTATTTGTTCTTCAAACTCAACTATAGCATTTCTATATTCAATTGTTTTTTTTACTAATTCCATTTAATTTGTTAATAGTTCGTAATCACTGGATACTGCAAATAATTCTTTTTGTGCTGTATCCAATGTTTTTAATTTTACTTTATTAAAGAATCCTTTTACCCCAGATATTACTTCCCCTGATGCTATTTCGTTTCTTTTTGGTGCAGTTTCATTTATAATATTAGAATAATATTTATTATTTTTTTTCTTAAATCCTGATACAAGTAAGTCTTGCCAAATATTTTCGACAGCTGCACTTGTTATATTATAAACTGAAATTGGTGCTCCTGTATCTGTATCTGTTTCAATAGAATCTACAGCCCAACCAGTATCCCCTTCATAATTTATTGTTTTAAAATATTTTGATACAGAAGGAGGATTATTAAATATTATATCTATAGTAGATTCTGCAGTAGACGCCCCATAGAATGAATTTCTATTAGTATCTAAATCATAATGTTTATATAAATCATTTATACCATATGTATAAAAGTTTGCATCAATACTTCCTCCGAATTCTGGTTTATAACTATAAAATGATGACCACCCATTTATATCTTCATCAAATGTTACAGTTTTATATCCTCCCGCATAATCTCTTAAATATACAGTTATTACATCTCCAGTTAAAGGTGTTTGAGTTAATGTTACAACCCCTGTGCTTGTGTTATATGTATATTCAGTCCCTGCTGTTAAAGCTGTTGTCGCACTAAAGTTTTGTTGAAAAACTTCTATTTGCGATATATTTGTTGGGTCTGGTAAACTAATTGTTGCAAAATCACTATCCACATAACTAAATGCTAGCGAGAATGTACTAGTACTTCCGTTGCATGCAAATGTATTTTTTATTTCGTCCTCTTGAAGAGATAAAATATATTTTTTCCTGTTATTATCCCATATTCCTATAACAGAATCAGTTAATTTAAGATTTGTTTTAAACCAATCTCTCATACCAAAATTTGATATTTCTGTTATACCATCTCTTGATAGTCTAAGAACAGCCCCATTATTTTTATCTACAAAATATTTTCTTCCAGCATGTACTGCAAAACTTTCCGGATTTTTACTAATACCATAATTACCTTGATAAGCGACAACTTCTCCTAATACTTGATTAGACGCAGTAACATTTGTCTCTCCTTCTGCTGTATATATTATATCTTTATCTATAAGTATATTATGTGTTTTATTTTCTTGGAAAATAACCATATTATTATCCTCCGCATATAATTTTTGTATTGATCCAAATGATGAATCAATTGATTTTGTATTTGGAATAGAAGGGTTAAATTGATTTATTTCATTTACCCTTGTTCTTCCATTATATATACCTGAATATATAAGTGATGCTTCTCTTGTTTCAGGAGTATATTCGCTATCAGTTATAGCTGCTCTTACCCCGAAATCTATAGTTTTACCATTATACGCCCCTTTTATCCTAGACTCCTCTACATGCCAATTTTTAACTACTACTAATATCGAACTAACAGAAGCTGCAGGTGCAGATGCAAAAGTAATTATTCTTGTTTTATTTGAATAAACATAAAGAGAAGCTGCTTTAAGTACATTGTCAAAATATACTTGAAAGTCTGATTCTGAGTTTGGTATAGCATATATAGTATCACCACTACTCTCTGCAATAGTAAATGCAGTAGTGCTATCATTACCTGCCCCTACTACTTGATGAATAGTCTCTCCATTCTTTATTAAGAAGGTATTAAAGTATTTGATTTCCAGCGTTACTGCCATATTATTATTATTACGTTTATTATTTAAATATTAACTCGATACATTACTAAATCTTATAGCACTAAATGTTTGAGCTGTTCCCCCAGTCGGAGTAGCAGTAAGATTTATTTCTGTAATACCTATTGTTGTCGAATATGTGTTTCCTGAAACGGTATTTGTGCCGTTACCTGTAAACTGAAGTGTAAACGTCTCGGTACCTGTATTTGAATTAAGAGTTACACTTGAGCCTGAAGAAATACTGTTGTTTCTTACATTGCTGCTAACTAGTGATACCGCTATAGCTGTAGAGGTAGTGTTGTCTTTCTGCACGGTTATTGTTACATTTGTTGTTTCTCCACTTGTTCCGTTTATTGATAATCCTGTATATACATATTGTTGAGCAGGAGATATTGTAACCCCATTTATTGAAAGTGCTGTTACTCTTGGCGTGCCCCCCTCATTAGCAACCAATTCGGGATATAAATTAACATATGATCTAAGTCCATCTGGTGCGTTTGCTTGAATAGTTGATGCTGGCAGTAAAGTTAAGACAGTATCTCCTACACTTAAAGCTGGTGCTGGAATATTAAAAGTAGCTGTTGAATGTCCTCCTGTAATATAAATATTTCCTTCTGTACTCCCGCTTCCATGATTTATTGTTGGTACTCCTCCAAACTTATATCCTGATGAAGAGGTTAAAGTTATAGTATTTCCTCCTGTTGCAAAAGCGGTATTGCCAGTTCCAAATTGATCTCCTGTTGAGCCAAACCCTGTATTTATATATGTAGGGCTTACTGTATAACCAGCCCCGCTAACCCCTTTAACAAAATAAGCATCAGTTGCAGAAACATAAGTTGTATTTACATTTACAGCAAACGAGTAGTTTATATTTCCTCCTACCGATTGATTTGGGTAAGTACCGCTAAAGCTAACTGTTATTGCATTACCTGAACCCTCTGCTGTAACAAGTGTAAAAGGACTAGTATTACTTATTGTAGATATATTTGTTGTTGCACTTAAATTAGTAGAACTATGAGTATACGTAAATACCATTTGACCACTAAATGCACTTCCTATATCTCCAACAGCATATGTTAAAGTTCTAGAGCTTACATCTACTGATACTCCCTCAGCTAAAGAATTCCCTGTATTAACCATTGTAAGAGTTGCGTTTTGTGCACAAGCTGCTACTTCTAATGCTACTGTTGCTGATACAAACGCACTTCCTTTTACCACCACTGATGTTGATGCTGTACTTCCAGCTATACTTCCATCTACTGTTGCTTTTTCATTATATGCTGCTACTACTATATTGCCCGCCGACGTTGTTCCAGTTATATCATTACAAGATCCTTGTCCTGTTAATCTCAATATATATCCACTTACTATCGACGCGGTTACAAGCGATGTTGTTGGCGTATTATCTGTTATTTCAAAAAACCTACCATTTGTAAAATAATTCCTTAAATCAATATCTGAAGAACTTGTAATTACAGTTGACTGTGTTGGTATACTACCAAGTGTTAATGTAGGAAGAACACTCGGTTGAACAATATTATATGTAAAATCTGCTGCGCTTGAATTTGTAAAAGTAGCTCCGGGCGTTATATTTAGTGTTAATGCTCTTAATGTAGCATTTGTAACAGTTGAAATATTAGTTGACGCTCCGTCTGTAAGTGCGTTGCCTGATAACGCAACACTATTTAATGTAGGAGTTGCTAAAGATCCTTCTGTAAATACACCATCGTGTGCTATAGAAAATCCTGAAGGAATTGCATGATCTGCTATAGTGTATGCTACTGAGGCAGCCGCTGCTGGTTGTGTAACTGTTCTTACTGCTGTATACAAATATGCTGTTGAAGCTGAATTACTATATCCACTTGTTGGTATTTGTATTCTTATTGTATTATTATTAGCCGCATATGTATCAGCATCTCCTGTTGTTTGTCCAAGTGTTACTGAAACCGTGGCTGTTGTGCTTGAATTTGCCGCTACACTTGTAGGAGCAATAGCTACAGCTGGTGAATTCCCAGCAACTATTGTAATATTCCCGGCTGCATTTACACTCATACTACCTGTCCAATCTGAAACTTGGAATAAACCTAAAGCAGGCGTTGTAACCTGTATTGGCCCTTGTATTCCTGTATCAACTGAATTTGTTGCATAAGCCCATACATAATATAATGTATTTATAGTTGCATCACTTTTTGTTGTTGTATATACCCCTGTACCACCGTCTCCTACTTCTACACCTGTTGCGTTTGCATATACATTTGTTGTTCCTATTTTAAATCCTTTTTCTGATACCGCTGCACCCCCGGTAGCGCTTATGGTTGCTGAAACTGTAAATGTTGCAGCTGAACTAGATGTTGATGTAGTTGACGTTAATGATAAATCTGAAAATAAAGGAACTGTTGTACTTCCAGGGGTATCTTCTTGTGTTGCAGTAGTAGATATTATAATATTTTGGCCTGCATTAGTATATCCATTTGGCGCTGTTATAGTTAATTGTGCTGTTCTAGTTGTATCTGCACTAACTACTGGGTAATCATATCCTACTGTTTGACTAGCGTCTGTGGTCGCATTAACATAATTAACAGATTGTAATGAGCCTACATTAATAGTAGGCGCTGTAATTGTACCATTTTGAGCTACTGCAAAATTAGAAACCGTTACATCCGATGAACTAAAAACCCCTGTTTCCAATGCATTAAGCTCATTAATTAATCCAGAAGTAGAAGTTTCATAATATATATTTATTGTACTCTCTGTTGGTTTTGTTTCAAACACTGCTAAATCTATTGCTTTACCTCTTTTTATATAAGATGTAACGCCTAATGCTGGTAACGAAGTATTATCAGAACCAGTATCATCTGTAAATAACATTCTAACTCCATATGCGTTTGATATACTAGATGAAATACTATAAGGAGGCAACTGTGCTATTAAATGATTACTTTCTCTTTGATAAAACGGTCCCCCTGCATCATCATACACAGATGAAGACCTTTTATATTCTTGTATTGTATTTATTTTTATAGAATCAAAATCAGATAGCTTTCCAATACCAACTATAGATATTTCATCACCTGATGAAAGAGCTTGTATTCTTTTTTCAGTATCAAATGAAATTGTTTTTGCTATTTGACCTGAAGACGCATCTGTAACTTCACCAAATCCATAATATGAATCAGAATCATGTACCTTATTAAAGGTTAACTGAGTAATTTCTAAAAATCCAATATCAGCTACTTGTGTTAAATCAGGGAATGTCATAGACCAAACATATTGTTTTTTTCTTGCACCAAGAGATACTGTAGTTAAAGAGCTTGTTAAGGTACTGCTGCTAGTAACTGTACTGTCACAAGCAAGATATTTAAAACTTTTTGCAGAACTAGCGTGTCTATTAAATATCATATATTGATTACATGAATATACCATAGCATCTGTAGTAGTAGTTGTACCTCCTGTTTCTGCGCTTCTTTTACCCTCTGTTGTAGTTGTAGTCGTATAAAACGAAGTATTAACTACTTTAGGGTATAATATTGTATCTGACCTAGCAATTGATGAATCCCCTGATACAGTTTCCATTAATCTAGGTACTTTATTTATATTATCTCCAAATAATGTTATATAAGAATTATTGTCAATTATCGACGCCCCTGGGGTATAAACATTATAATATTCTTGTTCTAATTGTTTTACAACTACTCTATATGAATACCATCCGTAAGGATTATATGTTGCATAAATACCACTATTTAATTCATTTGAGTATACATCGTCATCTGGTATTAACTTTCCGCTTTGTGCATTAAAAGTTATTTTTAAATTATCCCCTACCCAACTATTAAATTCACTTGCCGTTCCTCTTGCTGGTACGGTTATTATAGAGTTCGATGCTGTAGAGGGTAAAATAACAGGTGATTGTCTACCAAATATATCTGCTAAAACAATCCCTACTTGATAAGTTCTTCTTTGCTTTAAAGAACTATCAGGATATTCATGATTTGCTAATACTACAGTAATTGCCGCCCCGTTTGCAGGTGCGCTATTAAACGTTATTATACCTGTTGTTCCATCATACGCATAATTAGTAGAAGCTAATAAAACATCATTAATATATATAATAAATTGGTTTGTATTAGTAGGGGCTATATTGCTGCTTCCTTTTGTTGGAGATTTTAACGTTAATGTAAATGTTGTATCACTACCATCTCCTGTAAAAGTTTGAGTACTTTTTGCTCCATATGATACATTGTAATCTAAAGTAGGTACTGTCGTGTTTTGTGAATAGTTCCCAAATACTAATCTATTTCCAACAATATCTAATGCTTTTGCTTTTGTAGGTACATTATCAAAAACTCTTGTTATTTGATCTTCAGGTAAAGTTTCTTGAGGAGTATCTGAATTATATGTATATGTATAAAATGTTGAAGTAATACTCGCATCTGTTAATGTTTTAGTTTCAACTATTCTTGCAGCGGTACTATCTGATTCTTTTATTATAATTTCAACTTCTTTTATTTCAAAATCCCCATTTGGATTTATACTTGGTAATTCAATACCTAATATAATTTTATTTATATTATTTACCATTCCATCTAACTCTGATGACTCATATGCTTTTATTTCAGACTCTTCTCCAAATATACCATAATCAGAACCTGTTTTATATGAATGTTGAAAAGCTATTTGTGTAAATGGAGCTAATACAGAATATTCATTATCATTAAATTTATATCTATATGAAAATCTTACAAATTCTTCTTGTATATAGTCATTATTTAAAGAGGCATCATTACTCATTGTAGATGTTCCAGCTATATCATTATCTGTCATGAATACAACAGGGGTATATGGAGCATATTTAGCAAGACTTATTTTAAGTTCATTATTATAAAAATCCGTATCACTTATTGCTTTTACTACGTTTATTCTTCTAGGTTGATTTTTATTATCTGTCCAAAATAACAGGTCATCAATCATAGCTATTCCTGTAATTTTATATTTTTTACTAAATTTTAAAAATCTTCCTGTAACAATTGCTTTAGCTGTTTCATAAGTAGCGCTAGAAGGATCAGCATCATAATAATAAATAGCATGGGATCGTGGTTGAGTTGTTCCTGAATCTATATACCAATCATTTGCATATAAATCATTATTATCTGTAACAAACCAATATATACGTTTATTTTTTTCATCAAAATATGTTCCTATTACGTCTATATCTGTTGATAACCCTAAAGTAGTATGTGCTATTGTATTACCCGCTGCATTTTGAACAACACCAACATTTCCACCATCAGGTTTTAATATCTCAATATTTTGCGCATCTCTATACTCTCCCTCTGGCAATAATCTGTCATCAAGGTCTTTATTCATTTTCCCCGAAAGGAAAGTATTTTTGATTTCAGGCATTTAATTAATGTTTTATCTGTTTAGTTTTGCCCCTCATTATTTGAGTAAGTTCATTTAATTTTATATTAGATAATCTCAATTTAGCATTACGCATTGCTGCTCTTCTTTCTCTTTTATATCTATTAACAACATATTCAGGTATATTTGCTTTAGAGGTAAGTATTGCATATGCAATATGTTTGTATAAAGCTTCTTCAGCCATTTTATGTACTTGCATTTCTGCATCTGTTCCTAAACCATCAGATACATAGTGTAGAGTTAATATTTTTCCTGAAAGATTACTGCTAAACCCAAATTTACCATTTGCTTCGTCCTGTACAAAAACCCCGTTTACTTGTAAATGTTGTGGATCACTTCCATATCTTTTACCATATCCTATAATACTATCACTATAATCTGAATTTGCAGTAAAATAATCGTTTGAGCTAGAGGAACCCAATGCGGCGTTGGTTTCAATACCTTCAAAATTATCTACTGTTGTAGAATTAGATGATAATAATAATGAATTATCGTTATCATATAAATATTCGGCATCCGTGTCTTGTAATGCTGCTTTTGAGGGTCTAGAAGTATGGGTTGTAGGATAAATTATTCTTTCAAGCCCATTGTCGTCTATCCATGATAACTTAACATAATTTACATAATCTTGCGGTATAGGCACTACTAAAGTAGTGGGAATTTCTTGTTCAAATATTTTTTCTACTCTAGTTATATCATAACTAAATTCTTGGATTGCTCTTTTCGCGTGAAACAATACATCTTGCCTAGAAACATTATTTATAATTTTTCCATCTCCAACATAACCCACTAAAAAGTTATTTATTACATCTACTAACGCTATATACCTATAATTACCTGTATTAGGCGTTTCTAACTGAACTTTTATAATTACACCATCAGCAGGTGCTGTAGCAAATGTTATTACACCTGTACTAGAACTATAACTACTAACACCATCATCATCTTGTTCTAAACCATCATAATAAACTCTGAATTTAGTTGCTGCTGTTGGCAGCGGAGTAAAAGTTAATGTGAAAGTTGTATCACTCCCATCACCAGTGAAAAGCTGATGCCCCTCATAATATTCTCTTTCGCTTTGTGTTATTAGTGCCATTTATTAAGTATTTTCTTGATTAATTTTTTGAACCTCTTCTTGTTTAGCTACTTGTATTATATTAGGGTCTTTTAAAATTATCCCTGAATAAGCTAATATTTTTATTACTAAGGGCACTTCTTCGGAATCATGTAATTGAAAATTAATTGAAGAACCACTTGCGTATGCCATGTCCCCATATGTTGCTCCAGTTGTAAATGCCCAAGTTGGATCTGTTGGTTTAAAAATATAATCTAGTGTTGCAGAAGATATGGTTGTAGGAAATATATTTATATTTGCACCTTGTTTATAATATATTGGGTATGAGGTTGTTGGTGCTGTAAGTTTGGAAGAATTAATTTGGGGTAAATCTGATTTTTGTATTTCTTGTACTTCTAAACCCCTAGTACTTGTGGAAATCATTATACATTTATAAAAATTTGAAGGAACCGCTGCAATACCACTTGAAAAGGTTAAAGTCGAAGATGTAGAAAATACATCAATCTTTTCTTTAATTGCTTTTGCAAGATTTGCATATTCATCATTTATTGAACCTGTTTTATTCCTAGTTAAATAACGATTATAGTCAAAAAAAGCCTTTTCAAATAAATCGAGCTGTGCCATTCTAGCTAATCTATTATATTGGTCAGGCGTCATGAATCCTCGTTGTTCTCTATTAGTAAGAGATAAAACGGTTCTATATACTGTATTTACATTTATGGCCATATTATTTTTTTATTATAGCCTTGGCCCAATTAAGGGCCGTGACTATTATTGATTATTTTAATCTTTTTTCAACAGCTGAATAAATTTCAACACCTTCATCGGTTTTGAAAAATACTGTTAAAGCAGAATATGGATTTTCTTCATAAGGGACTGTCATTAATTTTCTATTAGTAGTTCCCCAAGTAAAGGTCCTTTGATCTGCAGAAAGTTTAATTATTCCCGCTTCAACGGCTCTTATACCCATATTTCTAATATTGATGTTTTCGTCATTCGCTAATTCTAAGAACAACTGTGGGTCTTTCTTAGCAAGCTTAATTAAATCGCGTTTAAGCTCCTTAGAACTCATCTTAGATGCTTTATTTCCGACCTCAGTACGTACGATTGCCTCAATATGGTCAATTTCCATGTCCATAGCGACGTTTAAAGCATCAACTTCTAATGTCATCATATCTAGTTCATCTTTAGCATTTGCTTCAGGATCAAACTCATTAAATAAGTTTCCTCTTTGAGGATGATATAATGATAATAACTTTTGTAGGGTTTGTTTTGCTTTAGGTACTTTTAGTGTACCATCAACAAATGTTATGTGCTCTAATTTAGCATCTCCTTTAAACTCATCAACAAAAGGGGTTTTTTGATTAGTAGTATATTTTAATTCTCGTTCATATCCTTTTTCTTCATCAAAATAGAATATACCGGAACTTTTTATAGTATATGTCAAAGGGGATAATCCATCTTTGAGTGCATATAACCTATCTTTCATTGCCCAACCAGAGTTCGGTTCTGGTAATGGCATTTCTTTTACAGTTTTTTTAGTCACTAGTTCTTTAACAGCAACTTCTTCTGTAAATGTTTCTTGTATTGGTGCTGATTTAACAGCACTTTGTGCCCTTTGGGCAGATTTATTTTTTTTCATGATATAATATAATATAAGTTAATAAAAAGTAAAGCTAAGGCGCTGTTACCGCGCCCTGCTCTACTGTAAAAAAGTATTAAGAAGTCAATAACATAAAGTTGTTAGCACCTTGTGTAATTAGACATCTTTCAGTTAGGTAATGAACTTCCATCGCATCTAGGTCAGAAGTGATGTTTCCACCAACTGAACCAGTTGTCCAAGATTTCAGCTTCCTGTCATCAGCTTCAGAAGCTCTATATCTTACGTGTAAGAAAGGTCTTTTAATGTTTTTACCAAGAATTTGGTCATAAACAGTAGATGTACCAGCCGGTACTACTACACCTCTTACGTCGTCTTCAATAATTCCTCTTGTTGAGCCATCATTTAAGTATTTCCAGTCAGTTTTATAGAAGTCATAAGAACCTCTTCTAAATCCAGAAAATCCTAAGTTAAGTGCCATATCTTCACTATTTGAGAATACACCATAAGATGTACCACCCGCACCGTAAGAATTTTGCGTTGCAAGCATATCGTCAATTGCTAAAGATACGTTTCTGTTAATAAATAACATATTTTCTTCGATCGCCCCTTGAGCATCAAATTTCTTAAGAATGTTATCAAACGAACCTAAGTCATCTGTAGCTGAAGTACCTGCGATACCAGTGGTAATGTGACCTCTTGCAGTTATTGCTGCAAAAAGACCCTGTGTACCTGCAGTATCAGCTGATCCAGCTGTACCAAGTTGTGAGTCTACGCCACCAGCTGCTGCTGCTAGTTCACCCTCAATCATTGCCATTTCACAATTATCCTCGAATCTTTGTCTCGTGTCACCTTCAGCTTTTAAATACCATAGGTAACCTGTTTGTCCTGCTTCCCCTGTTACTTCAACCCAACCAATTTGAGAAGCGTCAGATCCTGATACTTCATATTTATCTTTAATGATAATTGGTTTGTTAGTTAAAGAAGCGAAAGAAGGCTGTACCGCGTTAGACATTCCTGAAGTTCCTTTCTTAAATTCAGAACCATAAACGAAAAAGTCACACGTGTTTGATGCACTATCATCAGTGGTATCGAATCCAGACACTGCACCAACCGTTGCAGCTCCTGTATAAGGAATTGCAGTACATGTTGTGTTGTCGGACGCAACCGCAGAGATGTAACACTTAATTACTGTAGGAGAAGTTTGGTTATCGCTTAATACGATTGTTTGCCCTACTCTTACGGCATGTGTGCCACTTGATGCGATTGTAATTACACCGGTGTTAGCTACTGCTGCACCTTTGTAATGTAAATGTAATCTACCTTGCTCAGACCAAACTACTTGGTCAGAAGTCATAGGCATTTCAGCGCCTACTAATCTTAGGAAAGAAGCTACGGATCTGTTTCCAAATACTTCAACTTCTTTCTCATATAAATCTGGTAGGTATTGTTGAGACCAGTCATTAGAACCACCTGTAAAAGATAGGTAGTTAGAAGACAAAGTCTGTTTAGCCGGTGCAGGTGTTGAATTTAGACTGCCTCCGGCTGTTGGAGTTATTGCTGCCATTATTTATAAATTTTTTAAATTATTATTTTTATTTTTTATCTCTTAATTTGATACGTAGCTTAGAGCTATCGTCTCCGCTAATTGCTCGCACTTTTATACCACCAGCTTCAACATAACCAGTACTAGTCTGTCTCGGGTCCATGTTTATATTTTTGGACTCTGATGAGACTTCTTTAATGGCTTCTGTTTTACCTAATTGATAAAAATGATTTGCGATTTTATCAGCATTTTGAGCGGCAAATAATGCTTTATGATAACCATACCCATCGGTAAGATAATTATTTTCATCAAGGTAACCACCTATAACGTTCATAAGATCTGATTGGGTATCTTTAACTTTTGTTGCATCATTTACTTTAAACCTGAATTTTTTATCATCAATATTAAAATCAAAACCTTTGAATTCTTGATCGAAAACTTCATTTGTCTTTTGTTTAAAGTTTTTTTCCGCGCTCTCTTTAGATTGAGCAAAAGACTCTTGCTCAATATTGTGTCTATTAAAAAAGTCTACAGCTTTTTGCTGTTCAGCTGATAAATTGTCAGTTGTTCTTACTTCTTTATAGTATTTTTCTTTTTGGCCTTCTAAATGATTTTTAGCTTTTGCTAATTCTTCTTTATATGCCAATTTTTTTCTTTTTATATCTGTAGGATCATCCATATCATCATCATAAGAAAATTTATCTTCAATTATAAAATTTATTTCATCTGATGATAAATGTGATTTAGTAGTATTATAAAATTCTCTTAAAAGATTATCATCATTTAATTCTGAATAATTTTTATTAAGTTTTACATAATCATCCATTGATCCCCCTGTTTCATTTATAAAATTAACAAGTTCAGGTATTCCTTCTGGAATATTTATTTCTGGTTGTACTTGCTCTTTTATAGGTTCAGGAATTTTTTCTTCAGCTTTAGGTTTTTCTTTTGTTGGTTCTTCCTTAATTTCTTCAATTATAGGTTCTTCCTTTGTAGATTCCTTAGCTGTTTCTTCTATTACAGGAGTTTCCTCAGTAGTATCTTCTTTAGGTTCTCTTAGGTCTACTTTAGTTATAGACTCATCACCTATATCAGCACCCATTTTTTTGAGTGCTTTCGTTTCTTTTTCAGCAGCAGAGGGATTTTCTTCCTCTACTACATTTACTTGTGTTTCTTCTGACATAATATAATATAATTATTTGTATTCTTTTGTAAGGGTAAGAATACTATAAACCCTTTAATTATATACCTTGATAAGCTACTATAGTTCCTGAAGCTACATCAATTTCAGTCCAACGACCATAAATTGTTACTCCTTTTGGAAATGTTACACTATCAACTACTACCCCTGCAGCTCCGGCACCAATGCCTTCGGTATTTATATATGTTGTTGCACTTTCTGCAACTAATCCGCTTGCACTATCAAAGACTGTATCTGTAAGGATTGTTATTGCTATCCATACATTTCCAGAAGTTGGAGTTATTGCAGCAGAACTTGCTGTTGTATACGCTGAACCGTTTATACTAGCGGTCCAATCATTTTTTACTACTTTGCTCATTGTTTGATTATTTATTAATTGTTATTTATTTTTTCTTATTTTTTCTTTCTTGTCGTCTTTGCCAACGATTACCTTTTCTTTCTGCTGCTGCAGGAGTTATGGGTCTTACTTCTTCTCTAGAACTACTTCTTCCTACTGATGCCGAAGAGCCTATATTCCCTAATCTAAACCCTGCTGATTTAGAAACACCTTTTCTCACATGTTTCAGAAGTTCGTTATCTTCAACAGCCTTAAACTTTGATTTTTGTTTTGTAAAAGATGTAGAAAAACTTAACCCCCCTATTTTATCAGTTTTATTTTTTCTTTTAGAAGACAGTCTAAGGGTAGAAACATTACTAGGGTCATTCTTTGGAAATTCCTTTGAAGCTTGCTCTCGTGAAAATGATTTTTGATCAAATTCATTTAACTGCTTTCTTTTGCTTTTATTGCCCTTTGATATATTAAGACGTCCATGTGCTTCAGCCCATGATATAGATTCTTCTTTTCCCCCTAATTTACCTATTGTATCTACTTGCTTTTCATTAAAAACAGTTGGCGTATTAGGTTGATCATCCGTAATACCCTCACGCATTTTCCTTAGTTTATATGACATTGTGTTTATTTTAATTGTTTATTTATTATCTTGGTTCAAATTGCTCTAAACCAAATCCTCCTAAACTATCAAATCCTGCTGATTCAAAATTCTTTGGGGGGGTATTATTTTTTCTTTGCTCTATTAATTCAGATTGTTGAGAAGCTTGTATTTTAGTTCTACCATCTTTCCTGTCTTCTTTATACTTCTCTTTATCATTAATTACATTTAAATCCATTTCTTTAAGCTTTACGTTTAATTGGAACTCATGAAGCATAAGCTCTTTCTTAATTGCAGCTTCTCTTTCCATCTTCTTAATATCAAACTCTACTTGTGCTTGGTTCATTTTAACTTTATTTTCAGTCATAATTTGGTTTTTCTGAATATCTGCTGCGGCTGCTGCTTGAGCTGCTTCTGCATTAGACTTAGATTGTAATTCCATATTCCTGGCAGAAATAGCTTGATCTTCTTCCATTTTTTTCCTTCTTCTAAGTTTTAATAACTGATTTGCTAATTTAAGATTTTTAACATCTCGTATATCGATTGCATCTTCTAATTTAACTTGATCCTTAGATAAAGACATTTGTATATTATTTTCTAATAGTTGTTTTTCTTCGTCATCGGGGGCAATTTCCAGAAATATACCAAAATCATGCAAATGTAATTTACTTACTTCTTTTAAGGAAGCAACATTAAATCTGCCCAGTGAATTTATAAAAGCATTTTTTGTATTAGCAAACTCTAAAACATCAGATATTCTAAGTGATATAGCTTCAGCTGTTTTTAATGATAGATATAAACCGGATTGTAATACATGTCTTGTAGCAGTATTTGAATTTGCAGCAGCTAGTTTCTCTAAACCCACCAACGCGTTTGGGTCAGGTTTTGAACCATCCCTTGCCTCATTTAATCCTGTAACATCTCTCATCCCCTGTAAATAATAGTTGTAAGCCGTAATAAGACTTTGTATTTTTGCACCACCACTACCGGTTTGTAATTCTTGTATTGGTACTCTACCATTATTAAATTCCCCATCTTGTGTCATAGAACGGCCTATAACAGAACCTGTTTGGAAATACATATTTAAAGCTTCTTGAGGATTATAATTTGTACCATTACCTAAATCTACTTCTGCAATTCCATCTGCATCTAAAAATACACCGTCTGGTACCATTCTTGCTAATACTTGTTGTAATTTAAGATGAGTCAATTGAATCATATCAGCAAATGTTGTCATTCTACTTACAAGCGACTCAAGTCTTCCTTTATACATTCTAGGTGCCACTATATTATATGACATTTGTACTTTAGTGGTGTCTGATTTTGGCCTTGTCATGTTTTCAGCAAGCTTCCACTCTAATATATTCTCGCTACCAATAATTTTAGCTCCAGAATATAATACTTCTATTGCTCTATCTACTTTTTCAAATCTAGCTTTTTGATCTTTTGGAGGATTAAAATTATCATCTTTTTTAATTGCTTTTTTACCACCAGATGTTGTTTCTTTAATTTTATATGTTTGGTTTTTATATGATTTATATTCAAAATATAATACATATACAAATCCATCATCACCACCATCTAATGCACCATAAGATTTATTATATAACATACGCCCAGAACCATGGCCATTATCTTCTATGTTTTTTATTTCTTCATCAGAAATATTTGGAAATTGTTTTTTAAGTTCAACTATACTAATTTTTCTAATTTCACCCACATAATATAAATCATCAAAATATGGTGATTCTGTAAATGAATATATTATATCAGTTGGATCTACATAATTTATTGTTATTCCCTCTGATTTATTAAACCCATTTTTAACACATCCTATACCTAGCACAGTAATATCATAATCTAATCTTCTTTTTGTTAAATCAAATTTATTTTTATCTAATACGTTTGATATAGCTTCTTCTTGTGCAATTTCTATTCCTTGTTTATAGTCAAGTTGCATGTGTACTGATAATTCTGTATCATCAGCTGGTAATTTTGAAGGGTCAGATTTATATAAACTAATACCTAATTGCTTGTCAACATTTTCTATAAAACTTTTTGAATTCATATCAGATATAATATTATCCATATAACCAGCTCTTTGTTCAACTGAAACAGGATCTTGTGAATAAGCTTTTACATCATACATTCTTCCTGCAATACCATTTACTACAATATCTACAAATTTTGGAATTATCGGTACTGGTTTCCAATCAATATTTAGATATGATAAATCACCGTTTATAGATAATTCGTCTTTATATTTTTGTATTGATTGTTCTCCCCTCGCATATAATCTTAATCGATGAAAATTTTCACGGTTCGACTGATACCTAGAGGTTCCTGAATCTTGCTTAAACCACTCTGACTCTATTGCCATTCCGATTTTCGCACCGTATTCTTGACTTGATTTTTCTGAGTTAGATACTGACTGACTCGGGAATAATCCTTTTGGATGTGATGTTGCCATTTATTTTAATATTTTGGATAAATTACCTTTATTATTGTACTTCTTAAATTCAAATTCTAATTTTTTTGTTGTTCTAGCTATAGCGGGGTTATATAGGTTTTTATTGCATGCCATAATTGCTAAACCTGAGCTAATTGCCGCATCAAACTTTGTTCTTTTATTTATATCAAACAAAGCCCAATCATTTAATGTACGATCAAAATAAAGATCTCCATAGTTATTATCTTCTTTTAATCCTACATATCTATCTATATATGATTCAATAGCCGCTGCGTGTGCTTGTCTTATATCTTCAGATGAATTAGGTATACCCCCTACTTCCCTTTCCGCTACGGATAATTTATTATATATTTTATCCGGTCTGTTTATTGAATAACCCCTATACCCTCTTCTTTTTAAATAATATAAAAGCCTAGGTTTATTATTTTCTGCTAATAGTGGCATTCCATAAAATACTAATGCCATTAATACATCTTCAAAAAACATTTCCGCTGTTGGTGGTCTTGATACATATTCAAGAAAAAAACTATTAGAAGGGGCTTCATCTAAGCTAAACTTAGTCAATCCATGCAATGCTCCTTTAGATCCTTGACCATCTGTCGTTCCGGATATATCGTAACTATCACATCCAAAAGCCCCTAAGTGTTCATTTCCTGGAGTTTTTCTACCTCTATTATTTATTACAATGTTTTGCATTTGTACCGGTGGAATCCAAGAAATATTAAATCTTCCTTTTAATTCCGGCATAAATATAACCTTGCTATCTTTTATACCATTTTCCCATTGGAAATTACCTTTAGACACAAAGCCTGAACTTTTTAAATCGTTATTGTAATCTATTTGCTCGTATATCTTTTGTAAATTAAATATACTGTTTTTTGTTTCATCTCTAAAAGCATGTTCCTCTGTTCTTGGAAATTGTCTATAGAGTTCGTTTAATGCGTCTTGATCGCTTTTAAGTCCATCAACCTCATTCTGCCAATGCTCTATAACCCCAATATCGATTTTATCGCCTTGAGGTCCTTCGGATGCCTCCCTTGGTGTTTCGAAAACAGGTAATCCATAAGAATCAATGAATCCCTCGTAGTTCCATTCCATAGGTATGAACAAACTATATAATCCAGAGCCAGTCTGTCCATTGCGGTTTCTTTTTGTAACGTCTGAGCCATTATATAATTTTTTAAAGTTATCACCACCTTTGTCTAAAGAGTTTGAGGTGGATCCCATCATACATTTTCCTATAATCCTGCTTCCTAATCTCAACGTTGTTTTTGTAACACGCCAATTGTTTAATATATTATCTGGTCTTTCCCATTTACCAGATTCATCGTGAACAAGTAATTTTAACTTTTCACCATCATATGAGTTGTCCCCTGTGTTTTTCCAGTCTATCGTTGTATCGAGCCCGTCGAGGTCTTTCCCTTTGGAGGCGTTGGTTGTACTGGTGATGGACTTCCTTGTGAGTTTGGATGCTGGGACACGGTAGGCAAGCTCTGTCTTGGGACGGTCCATCCCGTCTTGTATTGGCTTAAAGAAGAATGGGTAGTGTAATGAAATTGGGACGACCTTGTCGGTAAACATCTTCTTTGCATCGCTACCAGTCTTCGATAAGATTCCGAATCTAGCATCTGAAGTGAGTGTAGCTTGATTAACTGTCTCGCTGCTTGACATGAAACTAAACCCCGACCGTCTATTCTTAAGGTAGCATATTCCATAGCATCTTGTATCTGCCTTGCATGCCTCCCAGAAAATAAAGAATAATCTGTTTGCTTCTCGAAAGTCTGGCTTCCCAACATCAATCTTGGACCACTGCAAGTAATTGTAATGAGAGCCAGTAATATAAGTATCAACCCCCTTATTACGGAACCAATACCCTTCTTCCCTTCTTGTAAATTCTCTATTAATGTATACATGCCATGTTTCTTTAAATTGAGCAGGGTATGTTTCCCAGTCAAATATTGTTTTTATATTTTTTAATTCTCTAGGATATTCATGAGGTGTCCATTTATTATGTTTGCTATACACTTCTTTTACTTCCGGTAATGCAATCTTTAAATTTTGTATTTCATATACTTCACCAATCCTACCAGTCTTGCTTATAACAATCACATCATGTTCTTTGTTATAACCATATTCCCAAGCTTTCTTTTTATTCAACCTATGTATTGTTGTTCGCTTAATAGGTTCAATAATCTTATATAATGTTTGTTGATAACCCATTATTTAGATCTTTTTTCAGCAAACCCACTAAATGCTTTTGTTTCATCTTGTATAGGTTTGTTTTCTAAAATAGCTTGTTCTTGTTCAATTCTATTTAAAATCTCGAGAGCATCGAATATAGCTAACTTTTTTGTAGCAGCTGCATTTTTTAATCTATCCGCAGACACATCATCATCAGTTTCTACAATTGGTTCTTTTGCTACTTTTACTAATTCATCAACAGCTTTATAACCAGCTTGGATTATACTCTCTTTCTTCTTTTTTATATTCATATTTAATTGAAATTTCCTTTGTCATTACCCTGTATAATCTTTCACCGTTTATTATAAATTCGTATTCACTATCCGGGGTAAAACCTATCTTCTCACCTATTGTTAATAAACCTGAATCATCGGTGTGCTTAACAATACCCATTAAAGGTTTTTCTTTATTAGTAGAGAACTTATCCTCGCTCGCTAATGGTTTTATAAAACAGTAGCCTTGATTTGCTTTCCAGATGCCTTCGTGTTTATAAAGGAAGATTTGATCGAGTTCACAAAAATATAGATTATCTTTAAAATAACTTTTGCTGTTTTTTTCAATACCTCTAACGTCATGCCAACGGCGAAATATGTTATGATGCACATAAAGCTCAGTGCCTCTAGTAAAATGCTTGCCATCTATTATTGGTGTTTCATGTATTACAGCTTCACGACTTACAAATTTATGATCAGTTATACCAGAATTTAATATTAATTCTGTACCATTGACCTTTTTAATATTGTCGTATCTTTCTTTTTTTGGTGTTATTAAAAAAGTATGTATTGGTTTCATTAGTATTCAAGATTATATTCTACAGATATTCCCATGTTTTTATTAAAATCTTTCCATGGTAATACATCATTGTTCTTTTTAATGTATATGCAGAATTTATTCTCTTCTTCTAATATATCACATATAGTGTGCCCTCCATAAACTTCTTGGCCTACAGCATAATGCATAGCGTCGGTTTTATAGTCCTTCCCAACACTAATCTTTCTTATCAGCTTGCTCATCTGCCTCTTTTATTTCTGTAATATCACCACCCTTTATATCTATACTAACATGCCCATATTTATCTTTTAATTCTCCTTGCATATCGCGTAAATTTAGTTTAGCCACACTATAAGATTGTAGTAAATTATTTTTTTCTACTTCTGAAGCACCTATTTTATATTGTAAATCAGTAAGTATACTTATTTTGGCTTGCAAATCCCCAAGCTCTTTATCTGTTATTTTCTTTGTTTTTTTACTCATAATTTATTTATTTAATTTAATTTAACTTAATTTTAACTGTGAACATATGTCCCACTAGATGTAAATTTTAATATTGTATCGCTTCCTGATGTTGTTACAGTAGGGCTACCTGTTGTTGAACCTGAATATTCAGATGTCAGTAATCTTAATATTACTACTCCTGAACCTCCTGCTCCTGATGTACCTTGAGCACCACCCCCACCACTACCGGTATTTGCTGTACCAGCTGTAGCAGTTGTTGTACTTCCAGCACCTCCACCACCAGAGCCTCCAGAACCAGCGGTTCCTCCACCTCCTCCTCCTCCACCTCCGGCGTAGGTTGCAGAACTTCCTGTAATACTTATAGCTAATCCTGCTCCACCTGCTCCACCTGCACTTGAACTACTATTTGAACCAGCCGCAGAAGCACCTCCACCTCCACCACCGTTGTAAGTAGATTCTCCTATTCCTTGCCCACCATCAAAACCTTGATTAGCTGTTCCGCCACCACCAGCTTGACTACCGTGAGCTCCACCTCCTCCTGAACCTCCATCTCTACCAGTCTGATTCCGTCCACCTCCACCACCTCCAGTTGAAGTGATGGTTGTTAATCCTGTTGCTGCTATAGAAGAGTCTCCTCCATCATTTCCATATCCGTCCAAACTACTGACAGCTGTGCCCCCATCGCCAACAGTAATTGTATATGTTCCTGCTGCTAAAGTTATATCGCTTTCTGCTACTGCACCACCACCGGATGTAGAACCATAAGAAGTTCTTAAACCACCAGCTCCACCTCCACCTCCTGAACGATCATCATCTCTACCACCAGAAGCACCACCTGCAATTACAAGCCAGCTCATTATACCAGTTTGGTTTATTTTGAATGCCATATATATATAAGTACTTCCTGATACATTTGTATTACCTCCCGCTTGAGCTAATGTAAATCCATCACTATCAAATGATGTTGTGTATGCACTTTCATCTGCTTCAGCACCAGTTGTATCTGCTCTTAAATTTACACCTACACCTCTTACAGAATCACATATTACCCAACCATTAGAACTACCCCCTGTTGCTCTTTTTATCATTAACCAGTCAGGTTGAAATCCAAGTCCCGTTATACTATTCGTTGTCCCTGTTCCAGTATAACTTCCAATCTTACTATATCCTGATACTGAATGGAAACAGTAAGATATATAATCACCTCCGCTTACATTTGTACTTTCGCTTGTACCTGTGTTTTGATATATTACTGTAGCTGATGGTCTCACATAATAAGGGTGATTTGCACTTGATACACTATTTTGTTCTGAACTTGTTAAATTTAAATACAACCAATTAGGGTATGTAGAATGACTTAAACTTAAATCTTTATGATACACACTCCAGTTGTTAGTAGAATCTAATCTTTTAGAAATTATCATTTCAGGTGCTGCTGAAAGTCCGTGAGGAACTTGTTTACCTGATACACCATCACCTTCATATTTTACAATAGAGAATCCTGCATTGGCGTTTGCACTAATTATAGTTTCTCCTGGAGCACCGAAAGTTAAATCATCATTGTCAGCCGCAGTTTCCTCATATAAAGCTGTTACATTTTCTTGTATTAATGCCGCATCATAAAATCTTAATTGGTCAATTTGCCCTGTAAAATCTGGTGTACCTCTATCTGTTCCAAGAGCTTTAGATGTAAAAGATATTGAATCGTAAGTAGGGAAAGTACCAACATTAACACCATCAACATAAGCTTTAGTATCTGTAGGAGTAAAGTTAAACACAATATGATGCCAAGTATTTTCTGTTATAAGACCTGCTGCTGTTGTATTGCTTTTAAAAGTACCAGCGTATTTAGTCAATAATAATAATTTACCATCTCCATACAATACTGGTCTAAAATAATTGTTAGCATCTATCCAAGCAGAATATAACGAATAAGCTGTAGCAGATGTACCTGCACCCATATCTGTAGCTTTCAGCCAAAAAGACATAGAAAAAGTTGAACCGTGTAAACTATTGTTAAAATTTATTTCACTGCTATTACTTTCAACAAAAACTGCAGCTTTATTAAACTTTCCAGTTGTATAAGTTATGTTTGAAGTCGTACCATTGTAATTACCTCTAACATCATTTGCATTGTCCTCAAATTTATATACTGCTCTTGCATTACCACCAAATAGTGTAGGTTCGTTATCATCAGCTTTCCACGCCCAAGCAACTAAAGCATCACCATTTCCATTATGTGCATTTCCCAAACCTAAAGAAAATCCATCACTATCAAAAGAAGTTAAACCTGCAGTCCCTGCTCCTGTTTTTGCCGCAGTAGTATCAGTTTCTAAATAATAATTTGGGCCCCATATATTATCAATTATTCTATTTCCTACTACATCAGTTCTATTTTTCAGCCAAACCAAATTAGGTTTAAATCCTAAACCTGTAATACTTTGTGTACCACCATTACCAGTATAAGTTTTTACTGCAAAACTATCTGCAAGTGTTGGTGCTTCTGTGTCAGGGTCTGCAGCAAATGCCATATAGATATAAGGACTTCCCGAAGTATTCCAATCAGCATAATCATCTTTTATTTGAAATCCATTAGCTAAAAAATCAACACCATTTAAATCAGAAGCTTCAGAATTTAATCCTTGTGCCATTAAATATTTTAATCTTGGATTACTTGGGTCTCTTGCATTATCTATCATAACCCAAGCACTTGCAGAATCTGTTCTTTTGAACATTAAAAAAGCAGGTTCGAACCCAGTTTCTACAATCGGGCCGTTATCTGAACCATTACCTGTGTATGAGCCAAACTTTGAAAACCCATCAATACCTGCGAAAAAATAACCAACATAAGTGTTGCCACTTAAATAACCATTACCCCCTGCTGCAGTATTAAAATAATATTTTGTAGTATCAGGTGCAGTTCCAAATACATCAGATGAACTTCCTGCAGCACTTTGTTCTAAAGATAAATAGCCATTAAAATCTTTGTGTCTTACAATCCAAGAATTAGTACCATCTAAATTTTTTACCAGTAACATATCAGGTGCAACTCCCAGTCCGTGACCTATACTTGCTGATGAGCCATTACCGTCCCAAGTAGCTATTGAAAACCCTGCATCTGTGTTTGCTTGTACTGTACTTGTAATCGTTCCATCAGTATTGCTGCTTGTAGTTCCTCCGTTTGCTTTAAAACACCAAGCTACATACGTGTCGTTAGTATCATTAACAGATTGTTGTGCACCTAAATTAAATCCTGTAGATGTAAAAGCTGTTAACCCTGTGCTTTCTGTATCTTCTGCATATTGTAGTGATGAGTATAATATTTTTGTTGCTCCCCTTGTGCTATCTAAAAGTCTATGATGATTATTAGCATTTCTTTGCTTAATCCATACAAAATCTGGCTTAAACCCTACGTTGATACTTTGAGTTCCACCATTACCTGTATAAGTAACTACCTTAAAGTTTTCACTCGCTACAAATGGAGCGGGTTGAGAAGACATTAATCTTTTATTTAAACTCATTTAATTAAATATTAGGAAAATCGTATAATACTACTTCTTTTTTTTCTGGTAAAGCATTTATTTCTGTTTCAACAGTTGCTGATTGTGTTCTTAAACTTGTTCTTGCTGTTTGCACATCACTTGGAATTGCATCGTTGTTATCTGTTTTTCTAATAACATACCAATCCGTTTCAGCTAATTTAGAATTGACTATTGATTTAAAATGGTTTATTCTTCTTGTTTTTAATTCACCTAAAGTTTCAGTCCATGTTTTATCAACTAAATCTTTTCTAAATACAGTGTTTGGTGAATCAAAATATATTTCGCCCAGTGTATGAACTCTTTCATCATAGTCATCACTTATTACAACATCAAACATTCCTGCATTCTTTAACTTTTCTGCTGACATTTTGGTTGCATTCATATGCACACCTGTAGAAGAGTGAAAAGAATCTGGCACTGAAGCGTATACTTTTATTTTTCCGTTATTATTTACTGCTTTCATATATTATTTATTATGGTGTTGTATCTGACGCTATAGGCGCAACTGAATAGTAGAATATTTCACTTGAAGCATCATCTGCAACAACAATCTGTATTAAATTAGTTGTAGAGCCGTCGTAATTAACTGTTCCTATTTTATTAAATGTAGCGCCTGACATTGCAAGTGTTAACGCGTAGTTACCCGCAACTATAAGATCGACTACCTGCCCTTGTTTAGGGTTTGTTATTGTAAAGGTAGCATCCCCATTCATGGTCGCTGTAAAAGTTGTAGCAGTTGCAAAATCTAATGTTTGATTTGTTCCTGTACCTTTAGCAACTAATGTTGTATATCTTGGTTCTAATTTAGCGTGCGTAACATTATCATCAACTATAGAAGCGGTTACTACTGCATTCGCTGCTAACTCATCTGCTCCCACTGCGTCATCAGCTAAATGCGCATTATCAATTGAGCCGTCTGTATAATGCTCTGAATCAATTGCATTATCAGCAATTTTAGCTCCTGTAATCGCGTCTGCAGCTATATATGTAGAGGCAATTGCCGTTCCTTGCCAAACACCAGTACTGATTGTACCAACGCCTGTTATATTTGTTTGTGATGCTGTACTTAACGTTCCAACAAAAGCGGTTGATGTAATCGATGTAGCGCCTGTTATAACACCAGCATCTACACTAATTGTACCATCTAATAATATTACTGAACCTGCTGCTGGTTCTAAGTTAATAGCTCCTCCGGAATCTAACGTTATTGTTGAACCAATTGCCTCAAAAGTTCCATCTGCTGTAATTGTAATATTAGCAGCTGCGGCTGCGGCATCTGTTGTTGTTATATCTAATGTACCATTTGTACCAGCTGTTAATGTTGCTGTATCACTTGCAGAACCAGTCATTGTTATGACTTTACCATTTATAGCAACATCATCTACTGTTAAAGCAGTTAATGTCCCAAGTGATGTAATATTAGTTTGTGCTGCCGCTAATGTTGCTGCTCCACCTGCCGCTAAAGTAACATCACCGCTTATATTACCAAATATTGCATCTTCTAAATTAGAAGCTGTCATTGATTTAAGATTACCTGAATCTGATGTATCTGATAGTATTACAAGATCGTCTTGTGCAAAGTCAGTTATAGCCGCTGCAAGTGAATCACCATCAAGCTTATCCATATCTATAGCTGCTCCAGATGCTATTGATGCATTAACTACTGCGTTTGCCGCTAACTCATCTGCACCTACCGCGTCGTCTGCAAGCTTTGCTTGTGTTATTGAATTATCCGCTAATACGTTAGCTGTTACTTTTGTTGTTGCCATTTATTAATTATTTATACTGTTAATTCAACTACTTTCCATTCTTGGTTTTCTTCATTCCAAGCATATATTTTATCTTCTGATGCATCTTCAGGATATGGTATTGGTGCTTCCCACTTATAATCTTCATCTAATAACCAACTTGCAAATGGTTGTGGTGCATAAAAAGCATCGTTTTCACTATCCCAAGTATAACCTACTCCTGCAAAATTATATCTAATGTTTCCATTATAAGATGTTTGAACCCAATTTCTGTGACCATATAGTCCTTCACAAAAATCTATACCTTTTGATTCAGATTCTTGATCACCATCTAATAATTCATTATTATGTATTACAATTACTTTTGTTACTATATTATTTTCATTTATTTCTGCGAAATGTGCCATATTAATTATTTTTTTAGTTATTACGCATGTACGTATGTACCACTACCTGTAAATTTTAATATCGTATCACTACCTGATGTTGTCACCGTAGGGCTTCCAGTTGTTGTTCCTGTATATAAATCTGTCGGCATTCTTAATATAACAACACCAGAGCCCCCTGATCCTGCGGTTCCAGCACTTGTTCCACCACCACCACCACCGCCAGCTGCTCCTGTGTTAGCTGTACCTGATGAAGCGTTACCTCCAGCAGCACCACCTGTTGATCCTGATGTCATATTTGATGTTCCTCCAGCACCCCCTGTTGTAGCACCACCCCCACCACCACCAGCGTAGGTAACAGAAGAACCAGTTATTGTATTTGTAATAGCATTACCTCCAGCACCTCCATTTGCATTTGAAATATTTGCACCTATTCCTCCAGCACCACCACCACCAGCACTTGACCTCGCTGTAGCAGAACTTCCAGTATTACCTGAAGCATAACCTTGACCAGTTGTACCTGCACTAAATACATTGCCACCAGCTGAATCTGTTGCATAAGCACCACCAGAACCATAAGTCCCATTTCCACCATTTCCGGGACCACCTAATCTTGAACCTGCTCTACCTCCTTTTAAAGATGTGATGGTAGTAATATTTGTTCCTGCTAAAGATGTATCATTCCCATCATTACCTGTTGCGTAAAATCCAGTATTTGTTGGAGCTGTTGCACCTGCCCCTATTGTAACAGTAATTGTGCCTTCAAAATTTGTGATATCAGTTTCTGCACCTGCACCACCTCCTGAATTACTGTATGACGACCTAAACCCACCTGCACCACCTCCTGCTCCACCAATACCTCCGTGACCGTCAGCATAACCACCTGATCCTGATCCTCCTCCTGCAATTACTAGCCAGTCCATTGTTACTGGCGATACACCTGCTGCTAATGCTCCGAAATTTATACCTTGTCCAAACATTAACTTGCTATTTGATTTATTGCATACCAAAACTCTGTAGCAGCAACACATGTTATTGAAATTAAATTCTTTTTACTTGAAGTGTCATCATAATCACCTGCTATTTTATTAAATGTACCTGAACTACCACCTACTTGAAAAGCTAAAGTTCTACTTCCTCCTGATCCAGTCATTATTACTGTTTTAGTAACACCAATTTTTGGGTTTGTTATATTTAATGTTGTATTTGCATTTGGTGTAAGTGTAAATACTTGTGCTGCATCGAAATCTACAGCCACTGTACTTGCTGCACTTAAAGCATCAACCGTTGTAAATTCATCATCAATTTTTTCATAGTTCACTGCATTATCTGCAATATGTGCTGTATCTATAGAGCCATCTGCATAGTGTTCTGAGTCTATCGCATCATCTGCTATTTTTGCTCCTGTAACTGCATCAGCATTTATTTTCGCTGTAGTTACTGCGTTATCAGCTATTTCTGCTGCAACTATAGTACCATCTGCAATCTTAGCCGCTGTAATTGATCCATCTGCTAAATGAGCAGTATCAATACTACCGTCAGTATAGTGTTCTGAGTCTAATGCGTCATCTGCTATTTTTGCTCCTGTAATTGCGTCTGCAGCAATTTTCCCAGTTGTTACATTTAAATCTGCTATGTGAGCAGTATCAATTGAACCATCAGTATAATGCTCAGAGTTAATTGCGTTGTCTGCAATCTTAGCTCCAGTTATTGCGTCTGCTGCAATATATGTACTTGCTATAGCTGTTCCCTGCCAAACTCCGGTTCCAATTGTTCCCACGGTAGCAATACTCGAATGTCCCGCAACAGGGCTATAAATAGAACCTATAGCAGTACCACCAATTGTAATTGCATCAGCCTCTACAGTTCCATCAAAATATGCGTCTTTAAATTCTAAAGCATCAGTTCCTAAATCAACTATTGCGTTTGTTCCAGGAGTAAGTGCTCCGTCAGTTAATATCAATTGCTTTTCATTTCCAGCATAGAAGTTTATAGTATCAGCTGTTTCGAAATCAATCTTAGTTTGGTCATCTTCTCCTATTTTAATATCTGTAGCTAATAATGAAGTAATACCTGTTTGAGCTGCATCTATATTAATAACAGAACTTGCCGCTGTTAATCCTGTTCCAGCAAATAATGTTGCAACATCTGCAATAGCTTCTTTAGCATGTGTTCCTGTTGCTCCTCCATCTAAGAATAAGATATAATCTCCATTTGCAATTGCTGCTTCTCCTGCCTCTGTTAAATCTACATTAAATGTTACACTTCCTGTAGCTCCACTAACATCCATTAATGTTCCAGCTACTGCTGCTTGTACCATATCACTATTACTAACGCTTATCATATGATATGCTTCAACTTTAGAGCCATTTGGCACATTAGTATCAAAAGTCAATGTAGTTCCTGATACCGCATATGTATTGTGATGTTGAAAAACACCATCCATATATACAAGTAAATTATTTTCACTAGTACAAGTTGTACTTAATGTATAAGCCGTTGTACTCCCGTTCCCAGTATATTCATCTACTTCAACTGTATTAGCCCCAGCATTTATTGTTATTGTGTCAGTACTTGCGTTAGTAGTTATAGTTGTTCCTGTTCCTGCTACAAGTGTTAATGTATCTGCTATTCCGTCTGCTACTACATCAGATTGTCCTGATACTGATATTGTTTTAAATACATCTCCACCAGCAAGTCCCCAAGTTAAATTTCCAGAACCATCTGTCTTAAGTGCAGTGCCACTTGCACCATCAGCGGAAGGTAATACCCATATTTGATCTGCTGATAAAGCCGGAGCTTCGAATCCAACATAGTTAGCTGCTTCATAAAATCTTAATTCTTTATTTGATCCATCTAACGAAAGATTATCATTAATAGTAACTGCTCCATTAACATCCAATCCGGTTAATGTTCCAAGTGAAGTAATATTAGTTTGTGCTGCGGTAGTTACTGTAGCTGCAGTACCAGATGTATTACCTGTTACATTACCTGTTACATTACCCTCTATATTTGCTACTAAAGTATCTACTGCATATCCTGTACCACTTGTATTAACCGTTGTAGTTGGTGCAGCTTGCAGACTTTTAAATAATTTCCATTTACCACTATCACTTGCATCTCTAAATAATCCTGCATATAAATCCTGTGAACCAGATGTATCATATAATCCATATAATCCTAAATCCACAGCATCTGAAGAATTATTACCACTTCCTACAATTATAAGCGGATCTTCTACACTCAGCGTTGCTGTATTTACAGTAGTTGTATCCCCTGATACTGTTAAATCACCTGTTATTGATAAATTTCCACCTACTGTAACATTACCTGTTGTAGTAACAGTATCTATATATGAATCTTTAAAGTATAAACTAGAAGTTCCTAAATCAACATCACTATCTGTAGTTGGTTTTAAAACCCCGTCATCTAATTGTATTTGTGATGTTCCATCAATATCAAAAATTATACTATTATCAGTACTAAAATCTATATTTGCATGTGAGGAACCATATCCTACGACAAGACTTGAATTTAATATAGATGTTTGTGAGGTTAATGTAGTGTCTATGTATGCTGTATCAATAGCAGTACCTTGCCATACACCCGTTGCAATAGTACCAAGTATTGTAATACCAGTACTTGAACCAACATCTAAGTGAGTAGCACTTCCGCTGCCATCAGCAATTACTATATAACCATCAGTTTCTCCACTTAATCCAGTACCACCATAATCTATTCCTACTAGACTAGCTTGCCAAGTACCTGTAGTAATTGTACCAACACCTGTAATTTGTGTTTGTGATGCGTCTATACCTATAACTGAATTAGACGCCGTTAATCCTGTTCCTGCGAATAATGTAGCTATATCAGCTAATGCATCTTTTTTAGTTTCAGAAGAAGCCGATGCATCTAAGAAAAGCAAATAATCACCATTAGCTATAGCGCTTTCTGTTGCAGTCCAAGTAGGAGTTGCAATACTAGGCGATGTTAATGTTTTGTTTGTTAAGGTATCAGTTGTTGCTCTACCTACTAAAGTGTCTGAAGATGTTGGTAAAGTAATTGTACCTGAATTTGATATTGTTGAAATTACAGGTGTTGTAAGAGTTTTATTAGTAAGTGTTTGTGTACCGGTTAATGTTACAACTGTACTGTCTATTGTAAGAGTTGCTGCCCCTGATGTCGCACCACCTGATAATCCTGTTCCTGCAATAACTGCAGTTATATCAGCTCCCTCTAAAAGAGCGGTTTTTATAGCAGACATTGTGTACCTTTTGGTTGTACCATCTGCTGCATTAACTCCTAATAAACTGTCTGTATCAGTTATACTGGAATCTAGCGAATACGAATCTATTTTAGGCATTGTTTATTTGTTTTGTATTGTTTTAAATTTTTCTGCACCACGTGAGCCAAAGTAGGCTACATAAACAGTGATAAGTAATGATTTTAATAAATCAACCCATCCCCCATCAACTTCAAAGTCTAATCCGGTGGAGTCTATAAATATTAATAAGACCATTGAAATAGTTAAGAAAACTAATGTTAATGGCCTTGTGTTTTTCGAAAGCCAGGAATCAGATCTCATATCCGCTTGCCATCTTTTTGATACTTCTTGCATTTCTACAGTATCTTGATGTAGCAGGGCTAATGCTTTTTCCTTGTCTTCAGCTGGTAGTGTGGGATCTTTCTTAATTAAATTTTTAACTAAGCCAAGTACACCTTTATCTGGCAAAACTTCACCGAGACTACCGATTATATTAGATCCAGCACCTGCTAAAAATTTACCAACCGCTGTGTCTTTTAATTTCTTTTTATTTTTTGACATTTGCTTTTCTTCCGGCTCTTTTGCCTTTAAGTGATTTTGGTAAATCTTCTAATTGATTACCAACC